TGAAAATGCAGACGGCGAAAGATTTAAATATCCTTTCATTCATTTAAGCGGTGCTCGTGCTATGCAACGTCACGTTGCTAATGGCGGTAAACCATATGACGAAATTGGTGAAAGTATTATCCGTATGAGCGAAGAGATTGCTCAACTGAAGAGCTTTGGTAACTATGTTGTTCGCAACGACCTAATGAATAGTGATACTAACAACGTTGTTGAACGATCTACAGAGCAGCTGAATAGACTACGCGAAACAATTTCAAGATTATCAAAACAAAGTCATTATGAGGCATACAAAGAATCATTCCAGGCACAAAGTCCAATGGAAATTCCACAAGAAGTAGTAGAACAATTTAAAGATCAATTTACAGTACGTAATTTTAAAGAAGATATTGCATCTGTGTTTCCTGTATTATATAGATTAATGCAAGAGGAAAACACCTTAGGCTATGACGACATAGTCGCTATGACAACTCAGGAAGAGATAGCCAACGAAGACGCGGAAATTGATACATATGAAGATCCGTTTGCACGTTTCGAACAGTGGGCAATGAACTTAGGCGAAGAATCAGCAATACAAAGCCAAGACCCAGACGAACAACAAGCAGCATTACAAAAACTACAAGAATTAGTAGGCCAACATTTTCCAGCAGGCGTAGATGGCAGCAATGCTATTGAAAGCCTAAAAGGCATCATTGAAGATCCGCAACTTGATCAAGCAATAAAGGCACAATCTAAATCAGATCCAGATTCATGCACACGTGGGTTAGTTAAGGATTGGTTAGAACAAAATGCTCCAGAAGCACTTGAATCTTTAGACTTCGGTGATTATGTTGAAGAGCCAGAAGGTGAAGAGCAAGGCATGGAACAACCAGAAGGTGAAGAAGTTCCACAAGAAGCTGTAGACAAAGTGGAAAAAGATGCAGAAGGCAATGTTAAATCTTGGTCACACGAAGGTGACTGGGAAAAATCAAAAGGTAAAGATCCCCGCGGTAAAGTAACACACTCAAGTGACGTTGCTCGACGCAGAACTGAAAAGATGAATACTAAGGAAATTGCTGAATTTGTACATAGTTTCTATGATCGTGATTCAGGCACATTTCCTAAAGGCCCAGAAGGCGTTGCTACAATGGTAGGCAAGAAATTTGGCGAACAGGCTGAACACGTTGCTCGTAAATTTGTCGAAAGAATGGCTCCACAACAAACCACAGAACAAAATCCAGAATTAGCAGAATTAGCTCGTATTAAAGAATTATCAGGCATGTAAAGATTGTTCGTAGCAGTTAGAATGGGCACTTAGGTGCCCTTTCTTTTGGATAAAATATCTCAGCCAAGATGTCAACTTTCATTTGAGCAAAAGCGTTATATATATACGCAGGTAATGTTGCCTGTGTTTATATAAAGGAAACTTTAAAATGAAATTAATCGCAACTTTAATCGCAACTTTAATCGCAACACTTTTCGCATCAGTAGCTTTCGCAGCAGACGCACCTAAAGCTCCAGCAGCAGCTCCAGCAAAGGTAGAAGCTAAGAAAGACGCAGCTCCTGCAAAAACAGAAGCTAAGAAAGAAGAAAAGAAAGCAGAACCTGCTAAGAAGTAATATGAATAGGGCTCTTCGGAGCCCTTTCTTTTGGCTGAAATTTCTGTAAACTTTTTGCCGAGGTAAGGCGTTATTATAGTATACACTTAAAAAGGTGGTTATATGTTAATGAGGACTCACAGTGATACACTCAGTAAAATCTATTCTACTGATCATAATGATAGCAATGACAAGTTTGGCAGCAAATGGGACCGAAACTATTGGGAAGCCCAAAGTTATCGTTGTCCAACACCTGACTGCGACACAAAGCGGACGGGTCCGTGTAAGCGTCCAACGGATAAACAAGCCTAAAGTATTTGTAGGTAATCCGCATAAGGTTACGCTGTTTGCTGATGATAGAGAGGAAGACTTCCTTGAGGTCGACGATATCATTACCGCTTATCGCCGGGAAGATCTACAGAAAATACACACAGACACAACAGTTGATAATCCAGACGGGTTATCAGAATATATACAATGGCGACTGTTTTTAGCAAGACAACTGGCATTGATGAAGTACAGAGAAGTCCATGGTTAATTTGGTAAGACACACTCAAAAAACTATCAGATAATCATTGACCTTGATAAATAAAAAGCGCATAATAATACTATGCGTACAAGGCATAAAACATTTTAGGCATAACATAGGAGGCATATAAAATGGCTACATTAGCAGAAATTCGTGCGAAACTTCAAGAAGCACAATCAAAGTCCACAGGACAATCCACCGGCGGTGGAGACAACGCAATTTACCCACATTGGAACATGCAAGAAGGCAAGGAAGCGGTTATCCGTTTACTACCCGATGGCAATTCAGCCAATACGTTTTTCTGGGTAGAACGTGCAATGATCAAACTACCTTTCGCAGGTATCAAAGGCGAAACTGACAGCCGTCCAGTTCAAGTGCAAGTCCCTTGCGTTGAAATGTACAATGATGGTACAGTTTGTCCAATCCTTAGCGAAGTGCGTGGTTGGTTTAAAGATAAATCATTAGAAGAAATGGGTCGTAAGTATTGGAAGAAGCGTTCATACATTTTCCAAGGTTTTGTTGTCGAAGATCCAATCGGTGAAGACAAGAAACCAGAAAACCCAATCCGTAGATTTATCATTGGTCCTCAAATCTATCAAATTATCCGTTCAGCATTGATGGATCCAGAGTTAGATGAGTTGCCAACTGACTACCTCAAGGGTGTAGACTTCCGTATTGCTAAGACATCAAAAGGTGGCTTTGCTGATTACTCTACTTCTAAATGGAGCCGTCGTGAACGTGCATTATCAGAAGTTGAAACAGCGGCATTAGAGTCTCATCAGCTGTTTAACTTGTCAGACTTCCTACCTAAGAAGCCAACTGATGTTGAGTTGAAAGTTATGAAGGAAATGTTTGAAGCTTCTGTAGACGGCGAAGCCTATGATCTCGAACGTTGGGGTCAATACTTCAAGCCAGCAGGTTTAGGTTCAGCAACAGGTGATCCTAACAAGCCAGCAGCAGTTAAGGCAGCAGCACCGGTTGAAGATCATATCGATGACGAACCAGCACCAGTAGCAAGTGCTCCGGCAGCAGCCGCAGCACCAGCAGGTGATAACAGTCGTGCGCAAGATATCCTTGCCATGATTCGTAATCGTCAGAAGCAATAAGACTAAACTATAGAGCGTGGGGCAACTCACGCTCTATTCTCAACAGGGCAAAATAATATGGCAAAAGCATTTGATATTTCTAAATTTAGAAAGTCAATTACTAAATCGATCGACGGTTTAAGTATTGGCTTTAACGACCCAACCGACTGGGTTAGTACAAACAACTACGCACTAAATTATCTCATTAGCGGCGACTTTAAACGTGGAATTCCATTAGGCAAGGTAACTGTGTTTGCTGGTGAATCTGGCGCAGGTAAGAGCTTTATCTGTTCAGGTAACTTGGTTAAAAACGCACAGGCACAAGGCATCTTTCCAATCTTAATTGATACAGAAAATGCACTTGACGAAAAATGGTTACATGCACTTGATGTAGATACAAGTCCAGACAAGTTGTTAAAACTTAACATGGCAATGATTGATGACGTGGCAAAAACTATTACAGAATTTGTTGCAGAATACAAAACAATGCCTGAAGACGAGCGTCCTAAAGTATTGTTTATTATTGACTCGTTAGGTATGTTATTGACTCCAACGGATGTTAATCAATTCCAAGCAGGTGATTTAAAAGGTGACATGGGCCGTAAACCTAAGGCACTAACAGCACTTGTTCGTAATTGTGTAAACATGTTTGGTAGTTTAGGTATTGGATTGGTGGCAACTAATCATACATACGCAAGTCAAGACATGTTCGATCCAGATGATAAAATCTCAGGTGGTCAAGGGTTCATCTACGCAAGTTCAATTGTAGTTGCCATGCGTAAATTGAAACTGAAACTCGACGCAGATGGCAATAAGACTACAACAGTGCAAGGTATTCGTGCCGCTTGTAAGATTATGAAAACACGTTACGCAAAGCCGTTTGAAAGTGTACAGGTTGAGATTCCTTATGAAACAGGTATGAGTCCATATAGTGGATTGGTTGATCTGTTCGAAGCCAAAGGCATGCTCAAGAAAGAAGGTAACAGTCTTGTCTACACTACCAAAGACGGTGAGATCATCAAGCAGTTCCGTAAGGCTTGGGAACGTAATGAGAAAGACGGCTTAGACATTGCCATGGAAGACATTTCAAAGTATGGCGAAATTTCCGCTTCAGAGATAACTACTATTGTTGAACCTGAAACGGAGCCCCAGGAATGAAAGAAGATTTAATTGCTGATTTATGGACTGTGGTAGTAGAACATATCCCAGAAAAACAAAAGAAAGATGTCGCGGCAGACTTTGTCAATACTTTAATCGACCACGGAGTTAAGGACTCAATCCTCGATAGTTTACTCGGAGTAGATCCTTTCCTTGATACTGCTATCGAATACGCAACAGATGGTGACGATTATAGCGAAGATGAAGAAGAAGATTACGACTACAATGAAGATGAGGATTGATGAACTGGTACGATAAAGTTAGCAAGGATATTTCTAATATTCCAGATGCAGTTGCATATTACGAAGCTGAATTACTTCAAGCAAAGTTTGATTGTAAGGTGTCTGGAAGTTTAGAAAAGATCTCGGCACAGATGCCGGGCATCGTTGAGAACCGATTTAACCAGTTACAAGAGATCGAAGGTATTCTTGAATATCTTAATATTGAACTTCGTCGACTACGCAGTCAACATTTTCGTAAGTACCTTGAAAACTATCAACGCTCTTTATCTTCGAGGGACTGTGAAAAGTTCGTCGAAGGTGAAGCAGACGTTGTAGACTTTGAAAAAATTATCAATGACTTTGCATTGTTAAGAAACAAGTGGCTGGGTATTATTAAAGCACTCGATATTAAACAGTGGCAGGTTTCGAATATTGTCAAACTCCGCACAGCCGGTCTTGAAGACGCCACACTTTAAAAGTTTCATTATCTGCGCAGATAAATATCTGCATGAAAAAGATCGTTTTAATCACTGGGGGATTTGATCCTCTACACTCTGGGCACATTGCCTATTTTAAAGCAGCAAAAGAACTTGGAGATATCCTTGTAGTAGGAGTTAACTCAGATGCATGGTTAACTCGCAAGAAAGGCTCTCCGTTTATGCCTTTTAAAGAACGTGCAGCAATTGTACGTAATATTGTAGGTGTAGATTTTGTTATCGATTTTGATGACAGTGATAACAGTGCTAAACGTGCCCTATGGATGGTTCGACAGAGTTATCCACAAGATAAAATTATTTTTGCCAACGGCGGTGATCGCACACACGTTAATATTCCCGAAATGGATATTGATGATAATAATGTACAGTTTGTCTTCGGAGTTGGTGGGTTCGATAAAGCCAACTCCAGTTCATGGATATTACAAGAATGGAAGGCGCCGAAAACTGATCGCAATTGGGGGTACTATAGAGTACTACACGAGGACGGTGCTACTCTAAAGGTTAAAGAATTAACTGTAAATCCTAACCAAAAACTATCTATGCAGAGACATAACCATCGTAGTGAACATTGGTTTATCGTTGAGGGGACTGCAACTGTCTATACTTTAGACTCAGAAACATTCGAACCTAAACTACAGAGTATTGTATTAACCAATAGCAATATATACATTAATATCAATGCATGGCATCAGTTAGCAAACGAATATGATCGTCCGTTAAAAGTTATTGAAATTCAGTTTGGCGAACAATGTGTTGAAGAAGATATTGTAAGAAGGGATATCCAATGAAAGATTGGGTATTTCTCAGTAAGGACGGTACTGACGAATACATAGAAAAACTTGCTCGTTCTTGCGGTGGTAAAATTATACATACTGATGACTTTGTTTATGAAGACTCAGATCAACCTATTGTACTACGTGGCATATTAAAACACAAAATAATGAAACGCTGCTGGGACGAGGGCAGAGATTTTTATTATGTAGACACTGGATATTTTGGCAATGAAGCTAATTCACAAAATCCCAACGGTTGGAAAATCTGGCATCGAATTGTAAAAAATAACCTACAACATGGGGATATTATTGCACGACCGGATGATCGTTGGAAACAATTTAGTAAGACGTTAGCCCCTTGGAAGAAAGACGGCCGAAAGATTTTAATTGCCAAACCAGACGAAAAACCCTGCAAGTTTTATGGGATCGATCTCGAACAATGGACTGCTGATACAGTAGAAACAATTAAAAAATATACAGATAGGCCTGTAGAAATACGTGAACGTGCTCCAAAGCGTATTGATCGAACAGTTAGTAATACACTAAAACAAGCACTCGATGATGATGTATTTGCATTAGTGACTTTTAATTCTAATGCCGCTACAGAAGCTGTTATGTACGGCTACCCAGTTTTTACATTAGCCCCATGCAACGCTGCCAGTCCAGTAGCATCTAACGATTTAAGCCAAATTGAAAAACCCTACTACCCCGATCAAGATAAATTATATAGTTGGGCCTGCCACTTAGCCTACGGCCAATTTCACAATAACGAATTACGGTCTGGTGCTGCATTAAACATGATACAAGGAAATTTATGAAAGTTTTTGTTGGATATGATCCACGTGAAGATATTGCTTATCGAGTATGCGAATATAGTATTAAGGCCAGAAATGCTGGGGTTGAAGTTATTCCCCTCAAACAGTCCGAATTAAGAGAAGCTGGAGTTTATACCAGATTGCCAGATCCGTTAAGTTCAACAGAATTTACATTTACACGATTTCTTGTTCCTCATTTAGCAGGATATACTGGTTGGGCAATTTTTGTTGACTGTGACTTTTTATTCCAATGCGATGTTGAAGAAATATTTAAACAGGCCAACGATCGATATGCTCTTATGTGTGTAAAACACGAGTATACCCCCGAAGAAGGTAGTAAGATGGACGGGTGTAAACAAATGCCCTACCCGAGAAAAAACTGGAGTTCAATGATCTTATGGAACTGTGGTCATCCTGCTAATGCAGTACTTGGTCCACATGTAGTTAATCATGAAGGTAATTCAGGTCAGTTTTTTCACCGATTTGAATGGCTATCAGATGGATTGATCGGCGAGCTGTCTCATGAATATAATTGGTTAGTAAACTGGTATCACGAACCAAAGGATGGTCAAGCTAAGGCTATTCATTACACAGAAGGCGGTCCTTGGTTTGAAAATTACAAATTTTGTGAATACGGGTATCAGTGGGCCCTTGAACATGCTGCAATGGTCGAATCGTTAAAAAGAGAACCGCCGCCTGGACCATTTGATCATATACCGCCTGAGATTGAAACTGTTTTTAAAAAGATATTAAAGTATAGAGTTGACCCTTCTGGAGAAATTTATAATACTACTGTTGACAATGTAATTAAGGATATTAAAATGTTAGACAATAATACAGCAGTCGCCGTAGACGGCGGCAGAGATCTCAATGATGGGAAGGGAGTAGGATGGGATCCGTATATGGAATCCTTTATTCTCGGCTGCGGGGGATCGATTACTAACTATGACAAAATTGAAAATTCAATGGTTCCTGTAGTATTTAGAGGTATTACTAAAGCTAAACACATGCGGGCCTGTGCAGACAAAGGTCGCGATTACTATTACATTGATACTGGTTATTTTGGTAATGTTCGTAAAAAGTTCTTCCATAGAATTACCAAGAACGCTATGCAGAACATTGGACCAATCATCGAAAGACCATTTGATCGATTAGAAGCCACAGGGTGGCATCGTAGTAAATTTAGAAAAGGACGTAATATTTTATTATGTCCGCCAAGCGCAAAAGCTATGAGTGCATTCGGAATCGATCTCGATACATGGATGAAAGAGACTATTACAACAATTAAAAAATATACCGATCGTCCTATTGTCATACGAAATAAGGTTAGTCGTCGTGAACGCACTGCAACTGATACTATGGAAATGGCATTATCAAACGATGTGCATTGCCTTGTAACTTTCAACAGTATTGCAGCCACGGAGGCAGTGTTATTAGGAAAGCCAGCATTTACACTCGGCCCCAATGCTGCACACGCCGTTAGTTTATCAGACCTTTCACGTATCGAAACCCCAAAAATTCCAGAAGCAGAAGAAGTGGAAGCCTGGGCTGCACACCTATCATACTGCCAATTCTCTGAAGCAGAAATGAGAGATGGAACTGCATGGCGTATCTTAAACGATAACAGTTGGACCGCGTGGCAACCTAAATAAGGATTCTAATGTTTGACGTTGTCGTATACCTGAGCTCTCTGCATAAACAAACACCTGGTAGAAAAGTTGATACTCTTACAGCATTTGCTGATGGTGCAAAGTCTCAAGGCGCTCGTGTACATATTGAAACGCGATACGTAATACAGCCTGCTAAGTTAGCAGTAATACTCGGATGGCCAAGTCCTATTCAAACAACTGAAAACATAAAACTCCGTGCTAAAATAGTTGAACATCAACAACAGCAGAATAATCATATAATGGCT